CACCTAACGGCAATCTCAAACCTATCCAAGCTCTATAATAACCATTTTTTGTAAGGGTTACATCTTGCTCAAATATTTCATATCCTCTAACTGGTGTATCTTTAATAATATTGACCAATACAGATTCAACTTCACTAACAACGTTCTTACTGTTTGATTTACCAATTTCAGTAATAAATTGTTTCGACTCTTTATTCATCTCCCCTTTGATAATGTCTGCCAATTCAGCTTTCGCTATCATTTTAGCTTTCTCAATTGCGAGATTCAAGTCTGGTGAAACGCTAGTACCAACTCCAAATATACATTGCTTTTCTTTCGCTTTACCAAATCTTGCTATATCACAAGCTTTAGTTTCAGAAAAATCAGCCATATACCATTTTGGAACAGTATTAACTACTTTACCTTTTTCACTTTTGATTTTATAATTACCTGCACAATTAGTCAACAATAGACCAAAGACAGCAACTGATAAAATCTTAATGTATTTGTTCATTAGTTTTTCACACTCCTTTGTACATTATATAACAGTTCTTGTAATAAGTCAACGCTGGATTGGGCATAACCCAAGAAATCCGAAGCACTAACTCCATATACAATAACTAATAGGAGAGCAATTATGATTAAGTTTTTAATCATTATTTTACCTTCCATTCTCCGTACTCATTTAAACACACTTTTCCGTACGATTTAAAAGCGTGATTTTTACGACTATAATATCTACAATACTCTGGTGTATAGACATCTTTGTAGTAAAACTGGGCAAAAAGTTCCCAATAAGAAGGTGTATCTGGTGTACCACTTCTTCCATCGGAACAATATAATTTTTCTTCTTTACTAATATCGCCATTAGCTTTTTGTTTTATAATAACTTTAACATAACAAAATTGTTCAGTATCATTTTTAGTTACTGGTTTTACATTATCATATAATATCTTTTGAGAACCATCTACAACTTTAGTACTACGTTGTATAGTTCCATCTGGATTATGCCACTCTATTTCCATTACTTCAGGTTTTTTCTCAAATGCTTTCTTATTTAAATCACAATCTACACAACCCCAAGCCATTTCCATACATAACAATACTGTTATCATAATTAACGTTGCATACATATAAATTTTATAATTTTTTGGATCCATATTAATTCACTCCTACTGGTTTCTCAATCCATCTACCGTCTGGCAACTGACAAGCAGTTCCAAATACTACTTCTCTATTAACATTACCAATTCCAATTAACGGCCATTGACTTGTTATATCTACTGTATGGTCATAATCTTTACATTTAAGTGGACCTACCATATAAGATTTTGTTATGTGTATAATTCCATTATTACCTGTATCTGCATTATACCAATTTGTATAAGATGAACCGTGTCCACTTGTATTTAAATGGTCTACAAATACTGCATTATGGACATCTTTATCACTCTTATATAAAATTTCTGCACCTGCAAAGGCGGCACCTACAGCACACGTAGCAATTAAGTAAGGATTATCTCCTATGTACTCTAAACATACTGCTGTTCCTGTTCCTGCACCTAACACGGCACCTGTATGTGACCTGTTAGCACAATTAGTTAGTAATAAACTAACTAGTAAAATCCATATTATTCTTGCGTATCTCATTACAAATTTTCTGACTATTAACACTTTTAACAATGTAATAATCTTCGTTATTATCAATTACATAATTATTAAAACCCTTTTCCTGCCAGAGTGTATGTGCTCTAGCAGTAATAGGTCTGAATAAATGTGTTCCATCATTGGCACTTGTACAAACAAAATCACCAATCATTATTCACTTTCCTTTTTGAATAACATATTCCAAGGCCATTGATTTTTTGCCTTGTTCCAATTAGCTTTTTGGAATTCAATTGTCTTTGCTTTCTCACTAGCAATCCAATTTGTTATAGCATTAACTTTATCATTAACAACTGTATTTGCATTTGCATTAGTTGTTAAAAAGATTAACACTAGTACTGACATCAAAGTTTTCATAATATATCCTCCTTCTTCAATGTAATTTAGGTTTAGTAAATGGTTCAATTCTATCTTTCGATTCATAAACTGAATCCATTATATCATCATAATGCTTTTTAGGCATAGTTGACTTCATTATTTTCAAAGTTTGTCCCAATATTGTCATCATAACCATAACTGGATCGTACTTACTCATCTGACTCATATTCCACTCGTGGAAATTATCAACTACGGTTTGTTGTGGGTCTAATACTTCTTTAAACTTTGGCATATTATCTTTTGTAGTTTCTATTCTTTCTTCTACTTCTATAATACGACTCTTCTCCTCCGTCATCTCCTTCGCCTTCAGAAGTTTCAAAAGCCATTTGTTCTGCATAAGTTCTACCGAACACACTTTTATAGAAATGGTCTCTAGGATTTGGTGAAGAATAAGCGGTTATTAAACTGTCCCACTTAATATCTACATCATACAATCCTGGGTCTTTCTCATTTAATTCTTTGTGGTCTTTACAAAACTGCAATCTGTTTGTATGGATATCGTTCTCTTTTTCTTCTATTGTTTTCTTGTCTGATAGTTCAATGTCTTTTTGTTTTGCTACATCAAACTCTTTATAGATGTTCTCTTTATTGTATATTGGTGTACTCATTATATAAGTTCCTTTCTCAATTGTATTAATATTAACATAAACCCTTGGAAATGTCAATCCTTAAAATAACCCCTATTTTACTCACTTTTTTGCATTTCCAACGCTCTAGCAGGGTCGCTGGTGAGCTTTTCCAACTGCTTTGATAGTCTGCTATAGCGGGATTATTCATCATTTTGTAGATTTAATGCAACATCAATATCTGATTCTGTCTTCTCATTATCAATTAATTGGTTTAACATATCAATTGCTGTATCTTTATTACCGTTCTCAACGTTCTCTTTAATAGAGATTAATACATCTGCTGTATTATCAAATCCGTTGATTGTTTGATTTTCTGTTAATAATGTCATATACTTTTTTCCTCCTATTCTTTGTGTTAAATCGTTTCTTAATATATGCTGTCTTACTTTCTCTCTTCTTTCTGGATCACTTAAATACTCAACTGGTTTCCAATCTTTACCGTAAATGGTTATATTCATATCATCTACATCATAATAGAATATCAGTTTATCGTATATAATTTTATTACTTACCATTGAAATACATTTGCCATTAATATTAATATTAACATACCTGGAATAACTATACTCAACGGCCAGAATTCTAAAAATTCTCTCCAAGCAGGTGGTTGTTTCATTTGTTTTTTTATATCTCTTTTAATTTCCATAACTAAATTATGTAAAGGTTCTCCTTTTTGAAAATTAGGAAAATCTAAATCACTCAACATTTTCACTTGATTATATGCTGATTGTACAGTTTTCTTTTTTAGTTCTACGTATATTGTTTTATTTTTCATCATATATTTTTATTGTGTTTTGTATTTCTTCCATATTAGGTTCTTCTAAAGTGGATCCGTTTCCGTTTTCTTCACTTGATATCAATAATACAATATAGTGTATTGCTTTATATAAATCCATTTTGTTTTTACCTTCTTTTTTACCGTATCTGCAAAGATATTTTATTGCATTTGATAAACTGAAATCTTTATCTATCTTTAAATGTCTTAATAAATCTTGTACTTGGAATCCTTCTTTAGTAGTAGAATAGTGTTTTGAATATGTTCCTTTAATATAGTCTAAAACTTCGTTTAATATTTTATCTTCATTATATTTCATTAGTCAGTATCTCCTTTACCGTTTATTTTATGTAAATCTCTTAATGATTTTTGAACACTTGTTAATTCTTCTTTTGGTTTATTAGATTTACTTCCAATATAGAAAGCAATACCAAATCCAATTACAGTTAAAAGCATTCCAATAATTCCTAAAAATATTAATGTATGATCCATTATTGTTTCTCTTTTTCTAACACGATTTTTAATTCACCGTCTTTTAAAACATATTTGTTATTTGGATTTAATGCTTCGTGTAAATCATCAAGTGGTTTACTCATACACTCTCCTGTTTCTGGATCAATTGTATCATCTTCTAAAGCATATGTGTCTAACTCAACATCACCGTTTTCTTTGGCGTTTTCTAAACCGTCATAGTCATCATAAACAACTTTTGCAATATACTTGGTTGTATCTGAATCTGTATAATTGGCGTCTGTCATATAAGTTTCAACACCGTTTTTTTCTTCTGTTAACTCTCTATTGATTTTTGCGTGGTCTATTCCGCAATCTGAAAGCAATTTATCTGCTTCATCTTTATCTTTTGCTAATACATCTTGCTCAATGCATAATGTATAGTATGTTTTTTTTCTATATAGGTTTTTACCGATATCGTCTTTATTTACATATATGTCTGTTATATCACTCATTATATATTCTCCGCTATTACTTCGTCAACATTAAACTCATCAATTCCTGTTAAGTTAACATTTTCAACTTTCATTATTTTATTTCTAGCAATATCAATACTCATTATATTACTTTTAACATCTGACAATATTTTATCAACTGCTTTTTCTGCTTCGTCTGTTGCCCATTGTTTTACTTTACTCATTAGTGTAGTCCTTTCGCTTTTTCTATTTTTCTTTTTATTGGGTTTAATTTATATGTTAATTCTGGATTAAAATCTTTTCTAAAAGATTGTCTGTCATATGATTGACCGTAATCATTAAACATATGTTTATCGTTTTCTGCAACATCACCAAATACTTGTTCATAAGTTTTATAGTATTCGTCTTGGTCAATTAATTCAATTCTAGTTGAATTTGCAAAATTTGTTGCTGGGTCTTTATAATTCCAATCACAATGTTTAAGTACTTTCATCTTCATAGATTTTGTATTAAACTTATCTTTGAATTTATAAGGAACGTTTCTGTAGATTGTTTCGTATGCGTAGAAAAAATCGCCTTCGTGTTCGGGATCCATATACTCTCTTAAATAACATACGTTAAAAGTATAGTCTACTTTATTTAATTTAACTTTTTTCAAATTGTTCATAGTGTTTTTTTTCATAGTATACGTATACTATACAGGTTTTTTACTCAAAAGTCAAGTAAAAAAAACACTTATTTTATGCGATTTTTAGAGATATTTGTTCTTGTTTTGTTCTAATTCCACTCTTTTTTGACCCAATCCTGGTCTGAATCGTGTGGTAAAGGTCTACCGTGAAATACTGCAACCTTGGCTTTTTCTTTCTTTTCAAATGTCCATTTACTCTTATCAAATCTAGGGTCTTGTCTGCTGAACCATTTGTATGAAAATGACCATTCGTCTGGCATAACTTTTAGGTATTGACTACCTTTTACTAGTTTTGACATTGCGTTTTGGTCACCTTGTAGTTTCATCAAGTCTGTCTTTTGTTGTAAAAATGGTTTCCATACTAAATCTGTTGCAACTTCATTATTAAATTTCATTATACTAGAATTATACTCTTTTGTCAATATGTTAAAATCGTTTATTACCCCAAATGTCATATCATCACCAAATGTCGCTAACTCATTAATGTTATCTAAAATAACTACATCTAAATCCATATATAAACAAGGACCTTTTAAGTCTGCTTCTTCACTAAACAGTTGCATTTTATTCCACCAACCATCATAGTCGTGAAATCTAAACTTTCTAAACTCTATATCACCTTTTAATATCTTTTGAGGTTTTACGTGGTCTGAAAAACATATAAACTTATGAGGTATGGTTAAATGTCTTTGTACCATATTGTATAGCACTTGCACATAATCTAGTGAATACTTTGTTCCATAATATACACATACAAAATTCATTATACACTATTCCAAGAAATCATTATCCTACTTCCTGACCCTTTAAAAGGATAAACTCCGTGTATTACATTACTCGGCCAAACGAAGTAATCTCCATCTTTTGGACTCCAACTAAACACTTTATTATCTGATACCCAATTTATATTACCTTGTGGTTGTTTCATTTCAGGTATTTTTAAATAAAGACCACCAGATATACCACCAACTTCTTGATGATTATGTAGCATATGGAAATCTCCTTCTTTCATTAAAACTGCCCACAATTCTTTTATACTTCTATTTTTTGATTCATATTCATATGTTATATCATTAATTAAATCAACTACCTTTGGATTATAAGGAACCCTTTTCACTTTTCCATTTTGAATAGTTGCTTTTTGTACCTCATCTATAAAATCTCCTGTTACAACTCCACCATCTTCTTCTAACAAATTACAAATATAATCTGTTACTGCAACGTCTTTTCTATTACCTTGCAACATAGAAATGCCTTCTTCTCCAAATGGTTTAATTATCATACGTTTTGTTCCTGTAATATTCTATAAGCAGTTCCATCTTCAATTTCAGGTATTGTAAATTGATTTTCTGCAATCATTTTTAACCACTCATTTACAGTCTTTCTTCCTGCTCTCATAGGTTTCTTTATATACTTTATATCCTTTGATGATATAAATGAGCATACATTTCTTTGATGGCATATAACAGGTACTTGATTTAATATTGCGTCAACACCAGCTAAACTCATATTGGTTACCAAACAATGACAATCTTTTAAATCATCTTTTATATCAGTATCCCACCATTGATTGCCAGGTCTAGGTTTGTTTCTAAACTTAATAGGCATATCTGTATGTTTTTTAATCTCTTCTGTAACTTGTTTAATCCAATCGTCTTGACTTATTCCATTAATATGGTAAGTTACCGTTTGAGAAGAAGGTGCTACTAGTATATGAGTTGTTTCTCCAGTATTCCACCCTTTAAAATCTACATCTATCCCAAGATGCTCTAGTTTCTGTAATCTTGCACCTGGTCCTACTTTACCTCTAATCGTGTGAATATTACCTTTACATATTCTAAAATATGTCTTATCGTAATCGTGTATAATCGGTTCTGGATATCTTGTAATTGGTTGTGTTAAATAACCAACATCTACATACCACCACTCTTCATTTTTTTCTATGCACTCTCTTATACCTTGTATATTCTTACCTGCAAGTCCCCAAAAAAAGTGTGTAGGTCTGCCTTCACTTGACCATCCTTTTTCTATGGCAGGAAACAATTGTTTACTTAAACATTTATCCCAAGGTATATTATGAGTTATTATCATACGTTTCAAATACTGTATTCAATGGTTGGTTACATCTAACAAAACTTGCACATTTAGGAATATCTTTTAATCGTCTTGCACCAATATATGTACAACTTGAACGAACACCTCCTAATAAATCTTCTATCGTTTCTTTAACAGGTCCTCTATCTGGTAATATAACTGCTCGTCCTTCATTGCCTCTATATCCATCTTTTCGTTTTCCGTGTACTTCTCTTGCTCTATCAGAAGACATACCATAAAATTCTCTTCTACCATTTTTACTTTCTACTTCACTTTCATTGTGTCCTGCTAACATACCACCTAACATAACAAAGTGAGCACCACCACCAAATGCTTTCGCAATATCTCCTGGCATATTACAACCACCATCTGCAATAATATGACCACCAACACCATTAGCGGCGTCAGCACATTCTACTACTGCACTAAATTGAGGTACACCTACACCTGCCATAGTTCTTGTCGTACATACACTACCTGGTCCAATACCTACTTTAACTACGTCTGCACCTTGTATAATTAGTTCTTCTGTCATTTCAGCAGTTACTACATTACCTGCAATAATAGTTTTATCTGGATACTCTTCTCTAACTGCACCAACAAAATCTGAAAAATTTGTATGATATCCATTTGCAACATCTATTGTAATAAATTTAACATCTGGATAACTCTTCAATACTTTTTGCATTGTAGAATAATCTTCAGCGTCATCATCCCATAACTTACCTGTGCCTGTACATACTGATAGATATTTTAATTTAATACCTTCCCCAACTGCTTTTTTCCATTGTTCTAGTGTTGTTGTCTTCGTAATCGTGGTCATCATCTTATACTCTTGTATAACTTTCGCCATACTAAAGGTTCCAACACCATCCATATTAGACGCTATTATTGGACAACACTCATATGTTTCACCAGAATTTCTAAATGTAAATGACCTAGTCATTTCTACATCACGTCTTGATGATAATGTTGACCTTTTAGGTTTTAATAATACGTCTTTGTAATCTAATTTTATTTCGTTATCTAATCTCATATTCAAAATTTTGGGTTACCTCATTTATGTTAATTTGTTTTGCACCATTTCTAATATGAAAGTGTGTCGCCACAGGTGTTAATGGGGACAACGTTATTACTCTTTCAATTTTGTTCTTTTTAGCATATTCTAATATTTTGTTTACTATCTCTTTACCTGCACCTCTTTTTCTTGACCATACTGTATATGCAATAGCAATTTTCTTTTCATTTTTTAAATGTGCTAACTCACTCATAATATCTAGTTCTTTTACACTTGAAGGAACATCATTAGTAAATGCTATACATATAATACCTTCAATTTCATCACCATATTTTAAACCAAATATCTTACGACCATTTGTTATTCGCCAACCTAAAGTTAATTCAGGTCTAACTGGATCTTCCGATACGTCTATATTATCTAACTCAACAAGTTCAGTACCCTTTACCCATTTAAAAAAATCTGATAATTTACTTTTTAATACTTTCATCTTTTCTTTCTTTTCATTATCCAAGCAAGTATACCTGACAAGAAAGCAAATAAAGCTCCAATACCTAATCTCATTGTACTTTTCTCCAAGCAGTTCCGTTTCTTATTTCTGTCATAGTAAATTGATTTGCTAGTAAACTATATATCCAGTTCAATCTACCAGGTTTTATAGGTTGTTCTATTTTACTAAAATCTGTTAACCCTATTGGTACACCCATATTCATTTTATCACAAAATACAGGTACCCCATTTACAACAGCGTCAACTACAACTGCTGAATTATGAGATACTACAGCATATGCACTTTGTACTTCTTCTCTTAAAGGTTTCATACTTTTTTTATCTCTTACTTTAATAGGTCTGTCTGTATGTTGTTTTAAAATTTTTATAGTATCATCTACCCAACTACCTATATTATGATATGCTATTTGAAAATGAGAAGGTGCTATAATTAAAATATAGTCGCCATTAGTTTTCCAAGGTTTTAATTTTATATAAGGTTTATACTTTTTAATTCTTTCGTGGTCTTCATCTGTTAGTTCTTGTATCGTTTGTATATGATAATGATTTTTTGTTAATCTATATATTCTTTCGCCACTTACCTTTGATGGTTTATGTCTATTACCATATAAGTAAGCGTGGTCAAAATAATAAAACTCTTTACTTTTTTTTAAAAGTTCGCCTGTGCCTCTTAATATTCCAAAACAAGCAATGGGTTTATTAATATCAACATTGTCAACTGTATGTAATGTTCCCTTTGCACTTTCAACAAAAGGTTTTACAACTTCATCTGTCGCTGGTCTTGTCAGTAGTCCCTGGATCATCATCTATTTCTTTTGTTGCAAGTTTTGTTTCCCATTTATATATTATATTTTGTAATGATTGAAAATGTGGATTATTAGTATGTACTAAATCGTCCCTAACCTTTTTAATTTCTTCTAATAATTCTCTAATCATTTTACCATATTTGTTTCAGTTGTTTCTCTTTTCAATTTGTGCCATTCATCTGCATAATCACATTGTAGATAATCTACAAACCAAGGTCCACCTTCTGTAAAATGGACATTCTTAACATCATCTTTACGTGGATATTCGCCAACTAACCAATTCCACTCTAATGGTAGTTCTCCAATTAAACTATCGTTCTCTAACCATTTAAATTGATGTAATTGTAATCCTGTAGCAGTATTAACGTAATCTGGTGTTAATGCTGTACACTTATCACAATTCATTAACATAAAACTTGACCAATTTTTCTTTTCATATTTTGTTTGAGTTTGACCTAAAAATTTCTTTGAGTTTCTTGGTACGTAATCGTGTTTACATACTTGGACAGCATATTTCTCATCACGTAATCTCCATAATTCAGCAACATCTGTCATCATTAACTGGTCACAATCCATAAACAATGCCCAACCCTTATAATTCATAAGGTGTGGTACTATAAATCTACTAAAACTAAATTCAGTTGATTCTATATTACTTCTTTCTCTAATAAAATTATCTTTTATATTAGGAAGATATATTGGTGTAATAGCAACAGGTCTTGTACTACGTTTTAATATACTATATGCAAGTACATTAAATGCTACCTTTTCTTTACTATCATATCCTACAAAAATGTTAATCATTATAATTTTCTTACAATATGCTTTCTCAATTCTTTTACAAAAAACTCTATCTTATCTATCGTTGCAATCAAGGTAGGGTCTGTAATATATTTACTTTCTTCTTTTAACTTATCATATTCTTTTAGAGGTATAGTTACAGTTCTACTTTCATTTTCAAAACTTGCGTCTAATCCTCTTTGGTTGTCATCATTATCTGTCATCTGTTTTTTCTCCATTCTGGACTATTTGATTGTCTTTTTCTTGGTCCTTTTCTATGGTCTATATATGGATTAATAAAACTATCTCTTGCCATTATATGTCCATTACCACCATCACCTAAAGGTTTTTCATTATACCTGGGATCGTTTTTAAACATTTGCCTAGTTGCGTCCAATGTATGGCAATCTGTCCAAAAATTCTTTCCTAATTTGTTTATTGTATATACTTTATCTGTTTTATACCAATCTCTATATGCATTAAAAAAATCCGTGCATAAACTTGTAGTATGGTCACTTTCTGGCTTAACATTAAATGCAACAAGACCTGTTTCTGTATATTGATTTGGTCTATCATAAAATGATAAAAATGTAAGATTTGGTATAAGTTGCTGATACCAAGTACCTGGTATTGTGTCCATAAACTTACAATCACTATCTACATAAATTACTTTATCACCTCTATGTCTTGCCGCTGATTGAGCAAATACTTTATAACTAAATCTTATTGCTTCTTCATAAAAAGTATCTGCCTTTCTATGTTTATTTCTTTCAACAAAATCTTTTAAATCTGGTTCGTAATCATATATATGTAGATAATGCACTCTATCTACTTTAGGATAATACATTGGATTATCCTCCACAAAAACATACATCATTGGTATTTGTTTTGTTGCCACAAACGTGTCAATTAATTGATGAGCATATTCATCATACAATTTTTTATTAAATGTTGTACAAAATACGTAATCAGCTGCCATTTTTATATCTCCTAAATACATTTGTCTGGTGAATCATAATCAAATCCTGAAACTCTATCAAGTCCAATCCTTTCTATATCTGCGTCAACCATTTCTTCCATTAATGATTGAACATTGTGTTTGTGTTCCCAACCTAATACCTCTCTTGCCTTACTAGCATCCCCTTGTAATACATCAACCTCGGCTGGTCTTAAATGTTTTTTATCAGTTGTTATAATTAATAAGTTGCCATCTGTAAAACACTCACCATCTTTCCAATGATGTGGAATCTCTTTATAATCTAATGCCATATCTGCAAATTCTTTTACAGTATGAATTTTACCAGTTGCTAATACATAGTCATCTGGTTTATCGTGTTGTAGCATTTGCCACATACCTCTAACAAAATCTTCGGCGTGTCCCCAATCTCTTTTTGCGTCTAAATTTCCTAAAACAATAGGTGTACTATCTTTCATCCATTTTGCTAAACCTTTTGATATTTTTCTAGTTACAAAGTCCTCACCTCTATGTGGACTTTCGTGATTAAATAAAAGACCACAACAAGCAAACATATTATATGCTTCTCTATAATTAATTGTTATGTGATGAGCATATAGTTTTGCAACACCATATGGTGACCTCGGCCAAAACTTCGTTGTTTCTTTTTGTGGTGTTTCAAATACTTTTCCATACATTTCACTTGTACTTGCTTGATAAAATTTTATTTTAGGATTTACTTGTCTAATACTTTCTAGTATTCTTAAAGGACCCATTGCGTCTATTAGAGTAGCAAGTTCTGGTTGTTTAAATGATAACCATACAAAGGATTGTGCCGCTAAATTATACACTTCGTCTGGTTGAGTTTCTTCTATTGCTCTTCTTATGTTTGCCTGGTCTATTACATCAAGTTCAACAAACTCTATTTGGTCTGTAATACCCATTTCATCTAGTCGCCAATGTTTTGGTGATGTACTTCGTCTTTGTCCACCAAATACTTTATAACCTTTTTCTAATAATAACTTAGCAAGATAGGCGCCGTCTTGTCCAGTTATACCTGTTATTAATGCTCTTTTCATTTTACTTCCTTTATTATACTGTATACCATATCAATGTTTAATGTTAAATCTCTTATATCATTTCCTATAAACAAACCATTGTTATGGATATAATCTGCATTAGGACAACTATTATTATAATATTCAAGATAATCTATTACAGGATTTTTCATAAAGTTTCCTGCAACAATAGGTCTACACTCTACTCCATTTTCTATAAGTTTCTTAACAACTTCATCACGTTTACCTTCTAAATTGTTTTGTAATACTAGTGAGAATCCAAACCAACTAGAAGTTCCTATTTCTTTCTGTAATAAAACATCTTGATTATTTTTAAATCTTTCTTGAAAATATTTAGCATTTTTAATTCTTTGTGTTCTCATTTCAAATTCTTTTTTAAGTTGCACACTACCTATCGCACCACTCATTTCTAATGGTCTAACACTATATCCTGGAGTTACAAACGTAAAACTATCTTTAAATTTATCTCCAGTCTTCTTATAAATCTTATTATCGTCTGGTAAATCTCGGCACCAACCGTGTGCTCTTAATGACCTTAAATAATCTGCGTCATCTTTATCTCTACAAGCAATCATACCACCTTCCATTGTTTGTAAGTGATGTGAAAAGAAGAAAGAAAAACTACCTAAATCGCCAAACGTTCCACAATATTCATAGTTATATGTCTGAGCACCTAAACTCTCACAATTGTCCTCTATTAACATAATATTGTTTTCTCTAGCAATATGCATTAATGAATAGTGGTCACAGGAGTTACCTAAAAGATTAACTGCAAATATAGCGCAAGTATCATCATTAATTGCTTCTCTAACTTTATTAGGGTCTATATTTAAAGTTTCTCTATCTACATCTACAAAATTTAATTTGAAACCGTATTGTTGTAATGGAAAATATGTTGTTGACCAAGATACAGCAGGCACAATTATATTACCACCTTTTTTATATTTTAATTTTAACAATGCTATCATTAATAGATTGGCAGTTGAACCACTATTAACCATAACTGCGTCTTTACATCTAAAATAGTCGGCAAACTCTTGCTCAAACTTCTTGACGTGAGGACCCATTGTATATCGTCCACTTTTTATAACTTCTTGTATTGCGTCTAGTTCTTTTTGATCCCAAGTATCACAAGCTAATGGATATTTCATAATTTTCCTATATATTCATTTTAAATACATCATACCACACGGCAAAGGATAGTATAGTAAATAATTGTTTTTGTGATTTTTGTCCTATATTTGCTAATATAGTTTCTTTACCACTTTTATTTAAACCTTTTTTCCATCCTTCCGTACTCATATATTTATCATCTATATCAGCAGGGTTATATTCAAAAATTTCTTGCATTTCCTTATTCATTAATAAATGTCTAATATAATCTTTCAATGTACTATTATGTGGAGCTGGATTAGAAAATCTTCCTATTATACCTTCATCTGTAGGAAATCTCCAACCTGTTTTTGCTCTTTTTAATATATAATGTGGTAATCTACTATAATAAGCAGTTTTTAATAATGGTTTATTATGCCTAGACCAATCATTAAGCATAAAATCATCATTAACTTTAAACTGACTAGGTATACTTCTTATATAATCTCTAAATGTTTTATTCAACATAGGAAATCTTCCTTCTAAACTCCACTTCATACCTAACTTATCATTTCTAATTAAAAAATCTTCTGATAATGTATTCAAGCATTCTATAAACATAAAATCATTTATCTTATCGCCTTGTAAACCACCTGTAGGAAACCAACTATCAAAATATGCCATTTGGTCATCAAGACTTGCCCATAACTCTTTATTTTGTAATTCTTTATGTTCAGAAGATAATGCTTTTAATTTAGTTCTCCATTCTGGTTTTCTATGATGTTTATAACCACATAATAATTCATCTCCTCCATCACCACTTAAAGTTACTGTTATACCATTTTGTTTTATAAATTTATTTACATTGTAATACACAGGTAGACTTTTACTTTGTCTAGGTTCTTCTAAAGCTAATATTGTATCTCTCATAGTATCTACATAATTTTTCTCATTTATAAGTATCTCTTTGTGTATACCACCATACAATGCTGATGTTTGTTTTGCCAAATCGGGGTCTTGATTAAGTCTACTTTTTCTATCTCTTAATATAAATCTGGAGCTAAATGTATTTGGTTTTGTATCTAGTGATTGTGTCATTTCATATAATATAGATGTACTATCAATACCACCACTTAAAAATAAACCAATCTCTCTACGTCCCATTAAAGTCTGTTTAGTCGCCTGATATAATCTATTTCTAACTTCTTCTGAAATCTTACCTACATTTTTAACTGGTATTTGTTTTACAAGTTCATTATTAAGATTAGATGATGTTCTTCGTTTTGTGTTAAGATTAATTTTAACATACTCACCTGGTACTAATTTCTTTATACCTTTAAATAAAGTTAAATAACCAGAATTGTATCCTTGTTTATAATAATGTTTAAATCCTTCTTTATCTACTTTTCTTTCAAATCCTATTGCTAATAAACTTTTAATTTCAGAAGAAAATGCTAACTTATCATTTATATAACCATAATATAAAGGTTTCGCACCATTACTATCTCTAGCAAGTATTAATTCTTTTTTCTTTTTATTATAAGCGGCAAAGGCAAACATACCATCTAATTTTTTAATAAATGATGAACCTTCTTTTTCTAAACCTCTAATTAAAACTTCTGTATCTGTATTAGTTCTAGTTTTAAAACCTAATTCTTTATAATTGTATATCTCTCCATTATAAACTAATACCCAATCATTATGAAACCAAGGTTGTTTTGAATTTTCTGTAGTGTCTATAATTGATAATAGATTATGACCTAAAGTAATATCTTCATCACTCCATTGACCATTACCATCAGGTCCTCTATGATGTGCTTGGCACAACATTTCATCCATTAACTCTTTAGACCTACATAATATTCCGTGTATCGCACACATTATCTTGCCTCTTTACCTCTTACATCCCTTTTACAAACTATACAAGGAGAACCTTTAAACCAATCTGCTTTATTAATTCTTTCTCTCCATTCTGTATAGTAATCACTAGTATAGTTTAAAAATAAACTAGGTTCTTTTTTTAAATTACCTACTGCCCATTTACTATGGACTTCTGGTGTCAACATATCACAACAGATAGTCATTGAACCATCATACTCTATAAAAATTCCTCTATTCATACTCGTACAAGGTTGTGTTCTTCTATAACCTAAATCTATTGGTACACTACCTGCTCTATTAGTTCCATTCTTCCAATAATTTCTTGCGTGAATAGAACCTTTGAATTGTGGCAATCTGTATATAATCCAATCTTTATTTTTATGTTCCTCTGGATTAATTCTTTCTGCACCTATTCTATTACATATATGATTGATACGTTCAAATACTTCGTTTTCATCATAAACAGTTGTACCATTTTTTAAATACGCTTGCATTGCTATATTATCTACGCCTGCGTCTATCAACTCTTGTATATACTTTTTATTAAGATAATCTGAATTGGTATTAATATTTAATTTTGCTTTAGGTATATACTTCTTTGCTATTCTAATTCTATCTAATATTGCTTCTTTATCTGCAAGTGGTTCGTGATATCTTGTAAAATCTATACGACCATCAAAATCAATTTCACCTAGTTGTTTCATTATACTTACATACATTTCATCTGTCATATAAATTGTATTCTTTTTATCTCTTCTGTTTACATCTTCTCTTGACAATGGACAAAATGTACAAGTTCTATTACAATAACTATGAATACCTATCTCTACTGAATATATATTTTTTTTAAATAATTCTTTACTTTGTTCTAGATTCATTTACACTATAAAAAGTATATTTTAAAGTTATCTCTTCACCTTTTTTTATATCTCTTATACTATAGAGATAATACTTATCATCTACTTTTTCCTTTATTGTATTAGGATTATCACTATGATTAATGAAACCTCCTAAAGGAGTTCTTATTAATTCTGCACCAACTACTAACCAACCTAATCCTATCTTTGTATTGTCATCAATATCTTCTTTTGCAAACAATCCTGAACCGTGGATTTTACTTACTTTAATTTCTAATTCGTGTGGTAATGGTTGATACATTATTTTTTATACCTCGGATCTTCTACGTCCCCATAATGTAAATAAGACATCATAACATATTTTGGTCCACTAGTTGGTTTTAATCCAGCGTGTGGATTAGTCCAAAAAGGTGGAAACATTAACAATCTTCCTGCTCTTGGTTTAACTAATATTTCAGGTTTTGGAAAATATGTATGACCACCTGTTTCAACATCATTAAGATATAATATATAAACTAAAAATCTTTTTGATGAATCACCCATAGAACGAACAACATCTACGTGTACTTTAAATTGGTCTTCGTCATTAGGCATATATTTTTTTATTCTTATATTTTCCATATCTATTACTGGTGGAAAATCTAAATCTTTAATATTCAAATTTTTCATAAATTCTAATTTATATTTTTCCATCATTGCAACAAATTTCTTTTTAGGTTCTTTCCAAAAATCTGAATCACCATATTTGTCTATATCTATTTCAGTAAAGTTTTTACGACCAGTTTTAAATTCATCTACCTGTGTTTTATCAAATTTGACTACCTGTTCAAACTTCTCAATAATCATTTGACAATCTTTAACTGGCATTGCCCAATTATATATCATCAAATTACTTTGAGCAAATTCGTCTAATAGTTGTTTAGGAAATTCATCTTGAAATTCAATTAATGGTTTCATATTTATTAACCTCTTCTTGATATGCACGAGCATTTGTAGTTGGAAAACTAGCAGGTGCTAAAAATGTTTGTCTAACTATTGCCGCTTGTTCATCTTTATTATTAACAAAGTATCCTTCTATATGGGTAAACCCATTTCTCTTTGCCCAATACACTCTTTTATTACCTGTGTGTACTGAAATGCCAGGTATACAATTTCCTTCTTCGTCTTTCTTCCATCTTCTTTTTAACCAATAGTGTTCTAAATCTGTATAGATAATAGGAAACTTCATACCTGCACTTTCAATACTAGTTTTAAAAGCAGGATATCTTTTTATCATCCATTCATAATCAGCAGTTAACATTAAATCTTTAACAGGCACTATTGTAACTTTAGGTTTTATTCCTTTTAATGGTGCGTGTTGACAGATTACATATTGTCTTGCTTTTAATAATTTCATATATTTAATTCAAAAACATCAAACTCAATGCCTTCTAACTCTTTTGGTTTACCTTTAGGGTAGTCAGGCCATACTTGGAATTCTTCTCCTGTTGTATCACTTTTGCAACCTGCAACTAACCAATCCCATTTAAACTCTCCATCTACAACAAACTCGTTCATCACTTCGTATCTTCCATCTGGTTTTTGTAAAAGTAATTCTTTTTTACACTCTTCCATATTTTTATACCAACCTTCCATTTGGAAAGTTTGTTGTGTTTCTATTGGACTATGACCAATTAGATATGCAAGTATTAATATTTTAAAGTCGCCCATAATGTGCCTTTGCTATATACCAACTATCAACTATATCTGATACTGGATTGCCTGCTTTTGTTGTGTCTAATAATTTCTTTAAATCTGTTTTTGTATCTTTACAAAATTGTTCATACATCATTTCTTTATCTGCATTACCCTTACCTGTTGCAAGTTTCTTAACAACACTTGGTACAATAACACTATATTTGTATTTTTGTTCTGCTAATCTATATTTAAGTATGCCACAATTTTCTGCTATTTGAAATAATGCTTGACCTTTAGAACCATAAGAATAGTTTTCTATTGCTATTGCTAATGTATCTATATTGTCTTTAGAGTGATTTAATCTTAATATTTTTAAAACCCAATCAGAAATTTGAGTAAATCTTTGGATAGGGTCTGTATAAGGTTGATGTTCATAACCAATTATATTACCAAATTTGCCCAAATGTTTTTTCTTATTAGTAAGAAAATAGAAATGACTATATTCAAACTTAAAATCATCTGTAACACATATGGCAGGACTTGTTAAACTATAATCAATCCCAACTAGTTTCTTCATTTTCATCTCCAATATCATCTTCTTCATCTATTTCATAACTACAAAATGGACAAGACATAGGTTTCATATCTGTTTCTTCTTCATCATATTTTATAGTATAGGTCACTTTACAATTACCACAACTAAACCTAGTGTTCTTTATTATCTCTTCGTCCATAATATATTTTATAATTTAAATTTCTTAAACTGATCCTTTTGTACATCTTGTTTAATACCACCTATAACATAACTTTCAATTTCTGTTTCCTGTGGTGCATTTTGTAATGACCTACTATTTAACCAATGGTCAACCCAAGGCAATGGATTTACTTTCTGGTCATATTGTGGTTCTAATCCTATTGCTCTCATACGTCTATTTGCCATATACTCTACAAATTGATGTAATAGTTTTTCTGATAATCCTATCATAGAACCTTTAGAGAACAAATAAGTCGCCCAACGTTTCTCTTGTCCTACTGCATTTTCATACATTGTATAAACTTCTTTTTCTGTATCTTTCATCACTTTATTCATAATTCTATCATTTTCATTATCACGATAGTTATTAAGTATTCTTTGTGAGATTGATAAATGTAAAGTTTCATCACGTGCTATCAATGATAATATTTTAGCAGAACCTTCTAACATTTTTAATTCTCCAAACGCAAACGAACACGCAAAAGAAACATAAAATCTTAATCCTTCTAATATATTAACAGTCATCAATGTTAAATATAATTTCTTTTTCAACTCATACATATCAACACTATCTGGTTTTAATTGCCATTTATAACCTAAATTTATCATATCATCATATCTTTGTGTTATACTCATTGCTCTTTTCTCAATCTTTTCATCTGAAATTATAGTATCAAAAACTTCACTAGGATTTGAATATAAATTTTTAATGATATATGTATATGAGTGTGAGTGTATGTTTTCAAAGAAGTCCCACGCAAGAACACAACTCTCTAATTCAGGTATTGAAACAAAAGGTAAAAATGCTAAAGCAGGTCCTCGTCCTTGCACACTATCCATCATTGTTTGATATTTTAAATTAGATGTAAAGATAAACTTTTGTTGTTCATTTAACTCTCTATAGTCTGATATATCTTTCTGTAAAGATACTTCTTCTGGTCTCCAAAAATAACCTAATTGTTGTTGAAACAATTTATTAAAGATAGGATATTTTAGTTCATCATATCTTTGCACCTGTAAGTCTTTACCAAAAAACATAGGTTGTTTAGTATAGTCTAATTTTTTTTCTGTATTAAATACGCTTTTAGTCATTTATTGGTTCTAATTCTGCTTGTAATCTTTCTGATTCTGTTAAATTATAATGGTGTTCATCACTATCACCTGCTGTCCATTTATCCATATTATCTACACTATATTCTCTAGTAGATACTTTATAATCAGGTCTTTTTGGTTTACTTGGTGTTAAAGACTTGTCATAAAATAAAACTCTATTGTTTGGTTGAGCAGCAAAATGACCATTATCTAATTTTATTATGTTAAATGATTTATGTTGTGATGGATTTTCACTATAACCTACGTTCAATTCTTTATTCGTTGCACTACAACTATCTATACTAAACATATAATTACCTTCATACATTTTTTTACTTGGCGACAAATATGTACATCTATTACCACTCACTAATTGCTTCTCAATAACTGATATATCATAATCAAAACAGTCCCATAATTGTAATTCACTTAATTTTATATCTTCTTTCGTTTTTTTCCATACAAAAGCATTTATAGGCAACTTATCATATAATGCTCCACTTTCATACAGATATGTTTCAAAATATAATGCTCTACCTTGAATACTTTTAACTGTACACCAGATACCTGGTTCAAACTCTCCGTGACCTTTCTCTAAATCGTAAAGGTATTGTTTCTTAACTAGTACCTCTATATGAGGAACATTTGCACATAAAAACGCCATACGGCTCCTTTAAATTACACAGGTTTCACATTCTTCTTCGTCTTTTTTCTCCATTATAGTTTTGGTTTCTGGTACATCATCTTTCCAACCGATAGGATGTACAGGTTCCTCTACATCTTTCTTACTATCATATGTGTTTTGATAATAAGAAGTCTTCCAACCTAATTTATAAGTTGTTAATAAATCTTCTGCCATTATTGATAAAGGTATTTCTCCTTCATCATAATTTTCAGGATTATATGACCAATTACCACTAATTGATTGGTCAAAATATTTTTGCATTACTGCTACTATGTTTATATATCCTTCATTACTTTTCATATCCCATAATAACGTATAATTATTTTTTAATTTTTTATAATCAGGCACAACTTGTTTTAATGTACCTTTCTTACTTTTCTTAACTGAAATATAGTCCCTAGGTGGTTCAATGCCGTTTGTGGCATTACAAACCACGCTAGAGCTTTCAGAAGGCATTTGAGCAGTGAGTGTGCTATGTCTTAACCCAAATTCCTTAATATCTTTCCTCAAGTCTTCCCATTTATATGAAAGTTTCCGAGATACAATCTCATCTACTTCTTTTTTGTAGGTGTCAATTGGTAAGATACCATCTGAATACTTTGTTTTGTCAAATGCTTCGCACTTGCCTTTTTCTTTTGCTAATTCATTACTAGATTTTAATAGATAATACTGGAATGCTTCTGATAACTTATCTACTTCTTTCCAAGCAGTTTTAGTTTCATAACCAAGTCCTAATGTTGCTAAGTAGTGAGCAAGACCTATATATCCAATTCCTAAACTTCTTCGTCTTTTTGTAGAAATTTCTGCCGCTTTAACTGGATATCTTTGATGGTCTATAACTTCGTCTAATGACCTTACTGCTAAATCGCATAAGGTTTCTAATTCATCTAAATCTTTTAAAAGTCCTACATTAACTGCTGATAAAATACATAACGCAATTTCTCCTTCACCATCTATATGACTTATTGGGTCTGTAGGTAAAGTAATCTCTTGACATAAGTTAGACATATAAACTCTATCTTTGAAACTAGAGTGTGTATTACAATGGTCTATATTCATAATGTAAATACGACCTGTTTCTGCTCTTTCTTTTAAAATTGCCATAAACAAGTCCTGTGCTTTTACTTTAGTTTTCCATACACTTGTTTTTCTTTCTGCTGTTTCATAAAGTTCATCAAATTCTTTTGTTCCCCACGCTTCATAAAGTTCTGGTACTTCGTGTGGTGAAAATAAAGTTATATCTTCATCATTAATAAATCTTTCGTAAAATAATTTTGATAACTGTATAGAGTAGTCTAATTTTCTTACTCTATTATCTTCACTACCTTTATTATTTTTTAATACAATTATATCTTCTATTTCTTTGTGCCAAATAGGGAAGTGAACAGTTGCCGAACCTCCTCGTACTCCGTTTTGAGTACAACACTTAACAGTTGCTTCAAATTTTTTAAGAAAAGGAATAACGCCAGTATGTTGTACTTCACCACCTCTAATACGTGAGTTGATCCCTCTAATTCTTCCTGCATTGATTCCAATACCTGCTCTTTGGGCAACATACTTGCCAATAGCCATATCGCTGGAAAAGATACTAGGCAAAGTATCATCAACATCCACCAAGACACAACTCGCATACTGCCTAATAGGAGTTCGTACACCAGCCATAACAGGTGTTGGAATATTGATTTTAAAACGTGAAATAGCGTCATAATATTTTTTAACATAACTCATCCTTTTGTTCTTTGGGTATTTTGCAAATAATGTAGCAGATATCATCATATACATAAATTGTGGAGTTTCAAAAATTTGTCCTGTACTTCTATCTTGCACTAGATATTTGTCAATGACTTGTCTTAAACCTGCATATGTAAAAGTATAATCTCTTTCGTGATTTAACCAATTTTCCATTCTATCAAAATCTTTTTTATCATACCAATTTAAAACTTCTTTATCATATACATTAATATCAATGCATTTTTTTACGTGGTCGTAAATATGTGGATGATCCCACATTTTATGGAATAATTGTTTTCTTAAACTATAGAGTAATAGTCTAGCGGCAACATATTGATAATTTGGATTTTCTAAAGTGATTAAATCGTTTGCTGATTTAATTAAGATTTGTTGAATTTCGTTTGTTGATATGCCATCATAAAATTGTAGACCACTATTCATTTCTACAGAAGAAGCAGAAACTTGCGTTATGTCTTCACACGCATATTCTACCATTTGATGTATCTTTTCAATATTGAGAGATTCTTTACCTCTCCCATTACGTTTCACTACACTTATATTCTCATTCACCATTTTTATTTACACACTCCTAACATTTCTTATAATAGTTTAATTTCGTTAATGCCTCTAATTTGCTAAATGTATTCTTACTTATAATATCTATTAACTCTTCTCTTTTCATACCACCCATAATCATTTCATTTACATCTTTAAGTTGCACATCATTTGGCCAAACAACTACGTTGTAATCTTTTTCAATCACAGCGTACATCCGTTTTATTATTTCTTTATTACGAGGTTCGTTGTCAAATATATATGTAACTTGGTCACTCGGCACACGTAGAGTTAAATCAGCTCCGCCTGCCGCTAAACAATTATCTAAAAACAAACTATCAAGTGGACCTTCAACTATGTAAATATGTTTTTGATAATTTACACGTTCAAGTCCATATACTTTTTGTTTTGTTTCATCAAGTTTAATAGTAATATATTTTGGTTGTTCTTTTCCAAATGCTCTGCCTTGAAATGCAAACAACTTACCAGTTACATCAAAGAAAGGAATAATTAATCTAGGGTGTTCATAACTTTCTTTAAAAATCCCTGGTTTCACTTTATTGGCAAAATTATGAAATTTGTCAACAAAATAAATTATCTCATAATATTGTGGAGGGATCAATCTCTTTCTTACGTACTCCTTTACAGGATGTCCGTCTTTTAACGTACTTACTTTAATACAAGAATCTAGTAAATTTGGTTCTTCAAACTTTGTTGGTTTAAAGTCAAATTTAGGTTGAGGCGTGGAAGGTGCCGATCCTTTGTATCTCTCTAATAAGTATTCTCCGTATTTTTTGGGATCCAGATATTTGATGAAATTTGCCAAATTCTGACCCATACCACAATTGTGGCATTTGAAGAACATATCGTTTTTTACTCTATAAAGATATGCTCTTGCTTTAGTTTTACTCTTCTGCGAGTCTCCACAATGTGGACACCTAAAATTGAAGAGATAATCGTTTTTCTTTTTAAACTTATCCAATCCTGAAGAGATTGAATTAATATACTTTAAATCTATATAACTTGACATAACACTATCTCATAATATACACCATTTAACAAAAATAGTCAAGTCTGTACGCTCAAACCTGGTGACTAAAAAATACCCAGGCTATTTTCCTCGGGTAAAAGGTAACAATTTTTCTCTAGCTCATTAGCTTGACAATTGCTTCAAAATTGCCAGATACTATCCATCCTATTACTATAGCACCACCTAGTATAATCCATCTATATTTTTCTAACATACCAACTCTGGAACCAATATCAACTCTTATTGCTTTAATTTCTAATAATAATCGTTTTTCACTTTGTTCTATTTCTCTAGTTAATTCTCTATGTATATTGTCAATTTCACTTGCTCTTTCTTTCAATTTTTCAAATATAATTTCATCAACTTGTTCTTGTCTAGCAATTTTTTCGGAGTGTACTGCCAACATAGACTTAATAGATGTTGATACATCTGTTAATTTGTCTATTGCTGTGTCTAAACGTGTGTGAATACTATTGACTTGCTCAATGTCTTTTTTTAGTTTTGCTATATCTACTTGTAAATCAGCCATTAAAATTCTCTATCTATCCATCTATAGATAGACCAGTCCATATAAATTAGTAATCCAAAGATTATGAATAAATTGATAGTTCCGTAGTCCATATTTAATCCGTTTGTATTATAGTTATATTATTTTGTGTAGAGGAAGTCCCTACGTCAATGTGTTGAGCTTCTTTATCTTGTAATATTTGGACGTCTGCTTCATTACTAGTTTCAGTCTTAATATAAGCTCTATGGTTGTCGTTATATCTATTTATGATTGTGTAATCACCAGACGTTGAGGCAGTTGCGTCAAAATCGTTATCTAACGTTGATACTCTTCCTGTAGAAGTAGTACTTGTTGACACACCACCGCTGGTTGTTGTTAAAGTTTGAGTTACATCTCCTGTACTATAATTTAAAGTTTCTCCACTAGCAGTTACAGTTGTTTCTGAACCACTATTATCTACCCATTCAGTACCACAACTAGACTTGGCATTGTCCCAATAATATCCATAATTTAAACACTCTTCTTTATCATAACTTGCTAATAATAATTCTAATTCTGCGTCTATATCATAGTCATCTTCATAATTATATTCATCTTCCCAATTACTTTGGTCATCTTCATTGTTATAATCATAACCTGTATACCACCAATCATATAATGCGTCCCAATATGTATCCCAATCTGCCCACTCCCAATCTGATATATATGTTTTCTTTAAGTCTTTCATCTTCCAAGGTTTAGGTTGATTTTCACACATTTTCCAATTAGGATAACTTCCGCACCAACCATATAATTTACCAAATATCTTTTTAGATTCTTTAGTCCAACTATCGTTAGTTACTTTTAAAGTCCAGTCATTTTTATACCAATCGTTTAAGTAATCAATATAATCTTGGTTGCACCAGTAGTCATCATAACCATTGTACTCACAATAGTTTTGTACAGTTAATGTTGGAGGTCCACCTTGTGATTTGTATTCTGCATTGTTATAGTAGTCATCATCTAAAGCAAAATCTTCCCAAGTATATCCTTCAACTACAGTTGCTTCTGTTTCTTCTTTAGTTTCTTCAACTACGTTAACCTCTTCTTCTTCAACTGCCCAAGAAGTTAATCCATAATCTTCTAATAGTTCATTATATTTGTCTTCATATTCTTCCCAATCAACTGCGTCCCAATCTACATCATCCCAATTTATAGTGTCCCAAGTACAATCTGAACAACCAATGGCGTCAAAGTATGCTTGATCCATTTCTGCATACATTTTCTTTGCGTCATCCCAGTCCATAGTTTTTTCACCTTCTGCATCCCAAACTGAAATCTGGTTATCTTCATCTATATAACCCCAATCTTTTAAATCACTTTCCCATTCGTCATAATAAGATGTATCAACATCATCTATAACTTCAACTAAAGTACTTTCTTCTACTGATTCCATTTCAACCATTGCGTCTGTTTCACCAATTGACATATCAGTAGCAACAATTGTATTACTATCTTCTACAACACTTGCTTCTTCATTAATTAATGCCTCTTCCATCTCCTGTGCTTGAGTTTCTTCTTTAGACATTTCAGATTTTTTTTCTACATCACCAAAAGTTTTTGTTGATTCATCTTTTATTTCATCTTCAAATTTATCTAACTCAATAATATCTTGTTTATTAGTTTCTATTTTTGGAGGTGTAGGTGCTAAATCATTTGTATAAACGGTTACTGAATTGTAAGCATTAGTTATTGTTTGAGAACCTGCGTCATTAGATACAGTTACTTGACCTACTGCACCATTACTATCAGGCAACAAAGTAATTGTTGCTTTGCCTGAAGTATCAACTGTTCCTGAAAAAGCAGTACCTTGTACTGTAATTGTGGCATTACCAGCATTTATATTAACTTCACCACCTAAATTAGATATAGAACCTGATTCGTATGTAAATGTACCAACATTAACTGATACGTTCATTGCAATTTTAATTGGTATAACAGAAGTATCAAAAGAATATTCATCAATAGTTAATTCTGTACCTGGACCCATTGTAAATTTAGTATTATCAGCATACTTTAATATCATACCACCATCTTCACCTGTTTGAAGAAAGTCCCACATTTGTAATTCATAACCCATTGAAGTATTTTCAATTTTTCCATCACGTTCATTCCAAGTAGTACCCATTTGACCTATAACCGTACCAACGGTTTGAGCCAACGCACTAGAACAGAAGAGTACTAGAAATGATATTAGTAAAAATATCTTTCTCATTTAACACCCGCTGTTATTTAATTGTACAGTTGTATCTGCTGTTTGATTGCTTCTATTGTATGAATATGTACAAGTATCTGAACCATCTTGGTCTACAAGTAAAGTATAATCGTATATTGATGAACCAGAAATTGTAAGAGTGGCAGTATTAGCACCGCCTGTTTGTTTTAATTCTACTGTTGCGTCCGAAGTATAGATATAAACATATGCTTTATTATTTCCACCACTTCCATAATATCTATAAACATTATCATCTCCACTAGTTACAGTTTTCATATAATTATTATCTCCATATTGTATCATTCTAACGTGTGAACCAACTGCGTCTGGATGAACATCTAAAATATTTGAATCACCTATGATATCGTGGACTTGATAGTTGCTTGCACCCCAACTTGCCATATGAACAGTATTGGAACTTCCAATTATATAAACATCAATTGTAGCACCTTCATCACCAGTTGAGTCTGCAAAGATACCGTGTGACTCTACATCTGGACCAATCATAACATTTGCTTTACTAGAACCAACCATACCTGTTGAGTTTGTTGCACCATAAAACTCTACATCATTTGAATCACCTGACATAAGAACATATAAGAAGTGTGAATCACCTCTAACATATGCCCAAAAATCATTTGAGTCTCCTCTTATATCTAAATCTATGTGAGTATCTTGTATGTCATCATTAACATTTGTATCTATCTCTACTATGTTTGAAGCACCTGTAATATCTATATCATAATAATGACCATCAGCACCTACGTCATCTAGGTCTAATCTTAATACGTTTGAATTACCTGTAGCAATATAATCAAAAGTCATATTAGAACCCATAAATGACTTATGGTTGCTATCAGTTGCTAAATTTGAATTACCTAATTGTTTTATGATAAGTGTTAAGTTTGCACCCTTTACATTAAAGGTTGATGATGTACTTATACCTACTTTATTTCCTGAACCATCTTGTTTTATAAAGATTGATCCGTCGCTGTTTTGATTATCTTGTTGAATATATACGGAATTACCTGCTAAACAATTAATTGTTGTCGCTAGAAGAATCACTATTGCCATTACTATCTTTTTCATCTGACTTGTTCTCCTCTTCTGTTTCGTCTACTTGGTTCCATTCTTCTTCTTCAGCAGTTTTCTTTAATTTTTCGTCTGATATTTCTGCTTGTATTTTTTTCTTACGTTCTTCTTTTTGTCTTTCTTTTTCTATTAAAAAATCCTCGTAAGTTTTTTCTGGTTTTACTTCGCCCATATCAATTGTTATATCACTTGTACCAGTTTCATCTAGGTAGTCTTTAATTTCAGGTACTTCAACTATTGGTTCAAACTCCCATAGTCCTTTTTCTGCACCTTGATTAATTAAATCTACTACACCTTTTTCTATTGCTT